GGATAGATAGCGTTAGCCATTTACCTAATTCAGCCCATGTTCTTGATCTGAGCTGTTGTTCGGTGTTGGCGGTAACAATTATGGTTGCGCCAAGCCTGGTAGATAGCATCCATAGTATTAACCAAGATACTAATGCAGACTTACCGATACCACGCCCCGATGCTACCGCCAATCTAAACATTTCAGGAACATCAACTACTTGGTTTCTTTGTATATGTGTTGAAATTTCCCGCAAAATTTTTTCTTGCCACTTCCTTGGCCCTGAGAAATGTTCGAGGGGGGTGTCCTTTTCTCCCCATGGAAACACAAATCTAACAAAGTTTAGTGGATCATCTTTAACATTCATTGACCAAATAGAGGTCATCAATTCCTTTTCTTGCTCTGGCTTATATTTCATAAAAAAAATTATCTCAACAGTTTATATATATACGCACTACGCTGGGTGTTCAAGGGGGGGTAATTTCTGGAAGGATCAGAAATCGGCAACCCTTGAACATGCGCGCGCGCGCTTACATACAGAAGGGAGAAGATGAGATCTGCGCGCGCGTGCATTTGCCTAGTTATCTTGTGAGCTGTCATTGTCCTTCAAAAGAAACTGCTCCTTTTTCTCTAGCGTTTCTACCTTTTTTCCCTCGATTATCCGTGCTTGGGCATCTTGTAGCACATTAGCCAGGTTTAAATTGTGCTGCACTTCTTGTCTATCTGCCCAATTATCTGGATCTCTGTTTTTAAGAAAGAAAATCGCGGAAGTTTCTTTTCCATCCATAGCATTTTGAAAGACTTTATTGGCCACTTGTTGTACAGCTCTATATCTCCCCTTTTTTATAGCATGCTCAAATTGCTCATTCCTTTTCTTTTCTCTGGTTATGGTTGATATGCTACAACCTAGTAAAGTAGCTATTTGTAGCTCACTTAAACCATCTCCAGCCCATAAACTTATCTGCTGATAATCTTGCTCAGTTAAATCTTTTAATCTCTTTTTTCTGCCAATTTTGGGTTTTTTCTGTTCGCTCATTGCTACATTTTGCATGTAATTAACTCCCTTTTATATATTTATTTTATAGGCTTTTAACAGGTTGTTAATAACCTTATATATAAAGAGAGTAAAAAAGTGTTGCAATGTGTATAAATATGAGTTTATAATAAGTCATTGTTAATCATTTATTAAGGAGAGTTAAAATGAAAAACATTAAATCATGGGTATTAGAAACCCAAACCAAAGACGACATCCAAGCAATCGCAGAATATGGATGTGTAAACGGATGCTGTAACGATCTAATCTATTATTCTGATACTGTGGATTTTTACGATAACCACAAAGAGGAAATATGGGAGATCGTTTCTCAATTTGCAGAAGAGCTTGATATGACTGTGTTAAGTTTTGTAAATTCAGAAGATGGATTTGTAGACAGCGATATAACATTCAAAAATAAAATGGCATGGCTTGCTGTAGAAATTACTTGTGATCAAATTATGAGATCTGAGGAGGTAGCGTAATGAATATCACATTTAAACAAGCAACCGACAAAGACATAACACAAAGCACCTACAATGTGAGGATATGCGTTGAGTATGTCGCATACTATGACATCAAAGCCGATTCCTGGTTTGATGCTGAGAAGATAGCGAGAGAGCGACTAAACGAGGAAATGAATGATCAAGTCTTTCCCTCTGAGGATATAAGAGAATACGATCCTAAGGAGGTGGCGTAATGAATTTTCAAAAATCACCTTTATATGACATAAACGATGTATTAATTACCGGAAACCCTTTAGATGATGGTAGTAATTACAAATGCATTAAATGCAATCAAACCGGAGAAATGACCTTTGCGCCGCATCCGGTTAATGATTGGAGCTGCGGACATTGTGGAGAATGGCAACAAGAGGAGAACTCATAATGAAAGACTACATCAACCACAAACCACAACAACCAATTCATTGGACGGATACAGCTCGGTTAATAACTGAGCTGTCAATCGCTATCGTTTGCATTCCGCTTTTATTATTTCTTTTCTTAGGAGGTTAATTATGACTGAGCATAAAGATAAAGTAGAAAAAAGGCGTTTCCAGATCTTCAAAGAAAGAACAGACTTACCAACCCTAGAAACTAGGGCGGATTGGGATTACATGCTTAAACATTATCCAAGCGGTAAGACTGTCAAAGTCTATGACGATAAGCGCAGAAAGGAAGAAACCCTAGAGGATAAATACCAAAGCATTGGAACTAATAACGCGGATTATTTCGTACAAGAGGAGAACGACTGATAGACATGGCTACGATCCTAAAAGGGTTTATTATTTTATTCACTACAGGATTGTTAGCCATTCTTACTATGCTACTAGGCAACGCGTACATTGATTACAAGGAGGGAAAAGATGATTAATAACGCTAAATTTTATTTTAACTATGAGGGAGATCAAATTGAGTGGACATACAAAGGCTCTATGGATGACGACAAAAGCGCACTATATCGCGCTTATAAACATGCTACCTATAAACCAAGATTAAATGATTTTAAGATTCTGGACACAAAGGGCCACAGCTTAACCAACATTAAAAGGGCATTACTAGAAAGCATTAACGAACAACCAACAGAAAAACCAAAAACAATATGGAGGAGATAATGAAAAATATTATTTGGGAAAGTATCGCTAAACGCGAAAATGGAAATCCTATAATTGTTATCCAACAATTAAAAAACGGATATGCAATTAAAGAATGTACCCCTAAAGGCGAATACAAAACTTGGAAAACTTACGCGGAACAATGGGACGCGGAAAATGATGCTATGTCCAGAGCATTGAGGTATTCAGCATGACTTACGAAATGGCGGAACACAAATACCATTGCAGTCTACGCGATAGAGGTTATATAGGAGAGTTACCCTACGCTAGCAGAGAAACATCAATACAAACTACTGAGGGCGATTGGATCTTAAAAGACCAATACGGAGATAAACTCGCAGTAGTAACCAAGAACGGAAGAATCATCTAGTTTTGGGCGCGTGTTCGACATCCCCCCACCCACACACAGAGCGCGCGCCCTCCTTTCATGGGGTATTAATAGGCTATCTTAACTCTCCCTCCTTTAGTAGATAGCCTAACCCCACCAATAAAAAGTGCTTTTTACCACCTGCCTGGGATTTTCTTAACCTGCGCTTTTCATCTTCAAGCACGCACCACACCACCTCTTTTTCTATTAACTCGGTAATAGCTCTCCCACAGGTCTTTCTATGTAAACCAACCATTTTGGCGTAATACGCTATGGCATCGTGTGAAGAATAAGTTTCCCAGCGCCAGCGTTCCGTTAGCGACCAGGCACACAGCTTCGCGCTAGGCGTAAGATCTGTTCTCCCTGCCACCTCGCGCCTATACCAACGCCAAACAATATTCCGCACATGCGCAAAGTCTTTCTGCTCGCGCACCGCGCTAAGTCGGATTAAACCGCTTCGCTTGGGATCGTCTATCTCTGTCGGTGTCATCCACCAATAATTTTGCTCCCTTCTCACCTCGCACCCCCTGCGCTTGCGCTTCGCGCAAGTGCGCCTAATTCCACCTTTGTGCGCGAGTGAGCGTTAGACTTCGCGAGTGCGCTTAGAGAGGGGAAAATGCGACAGCATTTTACCTCTCTCATACATATATAATTCTTATATATTGGATATATGGATATGTTAGTTACCTTCGTTGGATATGTTCGCCTAGGGTGTTGGACATGTTCGCCTAGGTTATTGGATATGTTAGTAACATTCATTAGTGTATTTCCTTGCTGAAATTTATCTGCATTATGAGGCTCTCGATCTGGGCCACAAATCGTTTTTCTTCGAGCGTTTGCTTCTTTTTATTCATGGTTGGGAGCGCGTATTGTCTTAGCGCTTCGTTGAGAATGTTTTTATCTTCGCTACTTAGTATTAGTTTTATTGCCATCTTTTTTCTCCTTTCTTTGGTTAAAGATACGATCAAATTCTTTTTCAAATCTTTCTCTATCTTTCATTGGTCTTGGTTTATCGCCTTTACCTGACATCATTCTCTCCCTGTTCCGTTGCAATACTCGCATACTTCATTGGTTGGTAATGTGCCACAGCCATTACAGTTAGGACATTCGTCTTTCATTCTTGCCTCCATATCATCCATATAGCTAACACAGCCAGGAATACAGTTAAGTTAGTTATCATTAAGTCGCTCATACGCTCTCCATATTTTTAAGAATGTGGCAGATAACTTCCACAGTCCATCCGTTACCAAGCATTTTATAGCGTTGGGTATTGGATACGCCTTCGGTGTAATTATCTGGCACTGTTTGTAATCGTTCGCACTCAACAGGAGTTAATTTTCGCCAGTAAACACCATCATTAATTTTTACTGGCTCTTTTCCACCACCACTATTACCAGCCATCAATGTTGGAGATTTACCCTCTGGAGAATAAACTCTACTGCTTGAATGACTTGGATTGTTTAATTGTATAATCCCATTTGCTGATGGTTTTGGATCATCTTTTAATGTTTCTTTAAATTTATTTATTCTATCTTCAGAAAAAGTAACAACTACATTATCTTTGGTGAAGGTACTAACAGCGTTACTCTTTTCATCTTTTCTAGTTTCTAGCATTTGCTTTGGAGTAGTTTCTTTCCATTTAACATTTTTACCGCTTTCATCTAATGATCTCCCTCTCCAGGCGCCTGCCCTTATTGGAACTAAAGTCATACCATTGTTACCTGCACCCTTATACATAGTGGCAGTCATACACAATGACTTTTCATCAATATTTTTATAATGCCTTTGGTTTCTTGCAGTATCTTTAACAGGGTTTTCGCTTGGATCTTCTTCCAATATATCCCTTAACACAATCCCTCTTTCCTCTGGTTGGGTGATGTTTGGAATATTAGTCCAATAATATCTTTGTCTTGATTGTGCGCTAACCAAAGAACTATTAATAAAGATAGGCTCAATACCAAATGGTATCTCTGGGTAACAGGCTGATACTTGCTCGCTGATAATCTGTAAGTATTCTTTTTTCATTTTTACATTTTCTAATAAAAAATATTTCGGCTTAATTTCTTTTAACAGCCTAATAAATTCAAAGAAAAGTGCAGATCTTGGATCATTAAATGCTAATTGCTTTCCTGCAAAACTAAATCCCTGACATGGTGAGCCTGCTAATATTAAATCCACATCTTGATAATCTTCCCCACGCACCGCGCACACATCCCCAATTTGTATGGTTTTTGGAAAGTTCTTTTGCGTAATCTCCATAGCGTATTTATCAATCTCGCTCGCATAGTAAGTGTCCACTTTAATGCCAAGACGATTAAGAGCTATCTGTCCGCAGCTCATCCCATCAAATAAACTTAATACTTTCATTAAAATTCTCCGAAGTTAAATTTGTTTTCCTCATAAGGCTCTAGCACCGCACCGCGCCTAAAGAGAGTTTTTACTTTAGTGTCTATCTCGCTAGAGTTAGATTTCACCACCCCACCGCGCACCACGCGCAAAGGATCAA